GCGGGTCCGGCGGTCACGCGAGCGTTGAGCAGCACTCGCACCGTGCCAGGCGACGCGTCGACCGCGGCGGTGAGTTTCGCCACCCCGCGAAACATGGCGGTTGTGGTGTTGGAAAATTTATAGGCGACCATGGGGGCTTCGATCAGGATGAGATTCGTTGCGTAGAGCAGCTCCCACACTGTGCCCGCAGCATCGCCGGACGCGAAAACCGGGTCGACTGTCAACAGAATGTTACGAATTCCGGTCGCAGGCATCGGGAAGTTAATATCGAGGAAAGTCACGCCAGTGTTGGTGAGTGTGACTTCGTTCGGCATGTAAACGATCGTGCGGAACGCGGACGGCGCGGCGACGGCGGCAACCGCATCGTCGACATATTGGCGGGGGACCGCATCGGTGGCGAGCGTCGGCGCGCCCACGTTTTGAATGCGGTTGCCGACCATGGTCAACGGCGTGTTGGCCATCGCCAGCGTTGTGGTCCATTGCCACATGAGATTGCCCGAGATGGCAACGATCAGGGCGTTGCCAGCCGACATTAATCCGGTTGTCGGATTGCCAAGCGCCAGCGCGGGCGCGGCCAGCGAACCGGACGGCAATTGCAGCGGGCCGAACAGTGACCCGCCGGTCAATTGCAGATAGCGGGCGTCGCCGCCGATTGGTTGCAGATAGCGGGCGTCTGCATCGGCTTGTGTCAGGGCGTCGCCGGTGACCAGGACACGGCGGCGCGTTGACGTAGTGCCGCTGTTGTCCTCGATCATCACGCCGGGATTGCCGACAGTCTGGCGCAGCACCAGAGGCCCATCGGTGTAAAACGCGGCCATACTTTGTTGCCAGGTCAAACCTTGACTGAGGCCGGCAAAGCCGATCGCGCCATCCACGATGCCGCCGGACAATTGCAGATAGCGCGCGTCGAGCGTCGGCAGGTCGGGGCCATGCGCGTCAACGTAACCCTTGCTCGCGGCATCGCCCGGAGCGGTCGGCGCGTCCAGATTGGTGATCCGGTAGCCGGACATATTCAAAGTGGTCGCGAGAATCGATCCGGTGCGATTGAACAACATCACGCCGACACTTTCGTGCGCGGCAACGAGGCCCTGCGCCGGGATGCGATAAAATCCGGTGATCGCCTCCCCCACCCCCAGCGCGCAGCGGCTCGCCGTGCCATCAGGCACCTGCAGCGGGCCGGTCATCGTGTCGCCAGCGAGGGCAACGGCGCGTTCCCAGTCGCCCGTTTCAGTGCGGCCCCAGGTGCCACCGCCACCGGGGTTGAGTATGCCCCAATTCATATTCGCCCACGCACCGTTGAGGCGGCCATAAACGATCCCGTCCGAGGGTGCATCGGGCAAGCCGGGGTCGAGCGCGTCGGCATATGCCTTGTTGATCAGGTGCTCCGGTTGCGTGGCCGGCGTCGCGGCGGATATCAGACCGGTTGCGGTGATCGCGCCGCTCAGCGTCATGACGCCAGTGGCTTCATCGATCGTTAACCATTCGGCGTTGCCACGAACGCCAAAGCTGCCCAGCGCCGTTGTCCCGATCCGCCATAGCGGCGTAGCGCCGAGCTGCGGCGCGATGATGACCTCGCCGCGCGCAACGCCGGTCGGCGCGAGGACGAAGCCAGCGCCGGCCCCCGAATTCATCACAGTGAGATTAGGTAGGGTCAGGAGTCCGGTCATCGTGTCGCCAGCGAGCGACACGGCGCGCGACCAGGCCCCGGTTGCCATGCGTCCCCAGGTGCCAGGTCCGATCGGCTCAATCAGCATGCCAGGCGGTATTTGCGCCCACGCGTAGTCTTGGCGGCCGTAAAGCATGCCATCGGCGGGCGCCTCGGGGATGCCGCCGCCGGTGCCAGGTGGCGGAACGGGTGCCCAGGCGGCATCGAGGCGGCCATACAGCACGCCATCGGCGGGCGCGTCCGGGATGCCGCCGCCACCGGTGCCAGGCGGCGGGACCGGTGCCCACGCGGCGTCTTGGCGGCCATACAGCACGCCATCAACCGGCGCGTCGGGCAATCCACCGCCGCTGAATTGCGCGTCGACGTAGCGTTTCGTTGCTGCCTGCGAGGCGTCCAGAGGGTCGCTGGCGAGCATCAGATCCCCGGCCATGCGTCCCCCAGCCAATCCGAGCACGCGCCCCCAGGCCCCGCTGGCGCGGCCATAGAAGGCACCGTCAGTCGGCGCCTCGGGGATCGCGGACACGCGGTTGTCGACGTAGCGTTTCGTCACCGCCTCGTTGTCGGCGGCGGGGTCCGCGGCCAGCACAAGCGGACCGCCAAGGTTGCCGCCGGTGGTCGCAAGCACTTCGATCCAAAAGCCATCTTGGCGGCCATAGGCGCCGCCATCGATCGGCGCCTCTTGGATGTTTGACACGCGCGCGTCGACGTAGCGTTTCGTTGCCGCGTGCGCGGCGAGTGTCGGATCAGCGGCGAGCAACAGGGCGCCGGTCAACCGTCCGCCGCTGAGCGGCAGCACCGACGTCCAATCGGCATTGCAACGGCCATAGGCCAGGTCATCGGCGGGCGCGTCCGGCATGTAGGGGCCGCCCATCCCGATCAGCACGTCGACGTAACGCTTCGTCGCGGCCTCGCTGAGGTCGAGCGGGTCGGCATTGAGCAACAGCTTGCCGCGCATTTGAGCGCCGGCCAGGCGAACGAACGGGCCTTCGTCCAGCCGGGCTTGCAGCCGATCCATGCGCGCAATCGAGGCTTCCCAGTTGGCGCGTTGGTCCGCGGTGTAGGCGATCGGGCCGGCTGGGACGGTCGGATCAATATCGTTCATCAACACCACCGCGTGGTGTCATCGTCCCAGGGAACCAGCACCGCGTCCCACAGGGTCCGGTTATCGTCCCAGGTAGTGTCGCCATCGTCCCATTCGGCGAAGTCATACCAATCGGTCCGCTTGGTCAGGGTGCGGACGATTGGTTTCGGCAGGCTCACCACGATGTCGTGCAGCGGCGCCCAATCCGGATCGCGGATGTCGAGGCTGGCGCCGTCCTGGTCGCTCAGCGTCACGTCCAGCGCGAATTCCCATTGATAGAACAGGCGGGCGCGGTCGAGGTCGAGGTAATGCCCGCCAACGGTATACATGCCCCGCGGTCCGGCGCATGGGACCGGTTTCCAGTTCAACAGGCACGCATACAGCGCGGTTTGCACGTCATCGTAACCCATCGCCGGATCCTGGCCGCGGCGATCATTGGTCGCGTCGAATTCCACGATGACGGCCATGGTGGTTTGCAAGATTTGATACAGGCCCACCATGTTTTGGTTGCCAGAGCTGTCCTGGCCGATCGGCACCACATAGGCGGCGGGGCGCGGCATGGCGGCGTTGAAGTCCCGCAGTCCGCGGTTGAAGTCGGCGGCGCCAGCGACGCGGCCGGCGAACACCGGGCAATTCGACCGCAGGTTGGCAATCATCAGGCCCATAAACATCAGGGGGCCTTGGTTTGCTTCCAGGTCAGGCCGGATTGCAACGCGGCCATCACGCGGCGGTCGAGGTTGGCTTGTTCTTGCATCATCACGGCGTCGAGCGACGGGCGGGGCAGTAGGACCCGTTGTGTATAAACGCCCTTGGCGTGGTGGCGCCTTTCGCCCGCCCGCCAGGCGGCGGCGGCTTTCGGTCGGCCACCGAACGGGTTGCCACCGCCAGTCGCGCCGCTTTCCAACCAGATCGCGTAGAATTGCCGCATGCGCACGGCGAAGCCCTCGCCCGTCTTGTAGGGATAGACCTTCAATGAGCTTCGCAGGGAGCCGCTGACGGCCACTGGCGCCTGGCCGACCGCGGACGCGCGATAGGGTCCGGGTTTGTAGTCACCCCGGTTGGCGGCCCCCCCACCGCCCCGGTAAAGGCGTCCGCCGCCACCGCTCGCGCCGATCAGTTTCCGGGTTTTCGAGGCGATGTCCGATCCGGCCGCGCGCATAAGCGCCTTCAACGCCTTGGTGTCCTGTGTCAGTTCGCCCCAGCTCGACACGGTGAGCTTAAGCGAACTCATGGCGTGGGATTTTCCATGAAAAGCGCGATCCGCGAGGCTTCGCTATCGTCGGGCGTTGTCTTGGACGCCTCCAGCTCGCATTCGATCGCGGAAAACCGTTTCCGGCCGCCGACTTCCTTGACCCGGCGCACCCGAAACAACTCCGTGCGGAAAGTGTTGTCGGCGGGGCGCAAGGTCGAGCGGAAGATCACCGAGGTGTTTTCGATATAGTCGACCCAGCGCGTGCAAATTATGTGGCTGATGGGTTGATCGATCGCCTTGGAGTCGTTGAACGTCGAGGCCCAGGACGGTTGCACGTCGCCATGCGTCGAGGCGATCAGCACAAGGGACTCACTGAGCCCACCGTTGGCCGCTGGCACCTGTGTCCGCATGTAAAGCTGCACAAGCCAGCGTAGCGAAGCGATGCCATCAGGCAGGTCCCCAGGCAGGTTGCTGGCCATGTCAGCCGCTGAAGGTCCAAAGCCGGTGCATGCCCATGATCAGCGTCGCGGCGTCGGGCATTTCGGCGTTAGCGTCGCCGCGGTGTTCATACAGGTGCGCGGTCAGGATCAGGATGGCTTGCAGGATGCCGGCCGGTATCAGCTTCGGATCGTCACCGTAACCGGCGACATACTCAATTTGCAGGTTCTGTTGGGGCAGGATCGGGATCAATTGCGGCCTGATCAGGATTTGCGCCGGTTCGACTGCCAGGTTCAACCGATAATCGTCCGGGTCGGCGGTCTGCATGTCATCGATCGGCCCCCATTTGACGGTGTTCACCTTGGTGACCGGCGCGCGCGGCAGCTCGATCGCGCGACGCACCAGCGGCGGAAAATTGAGCGGGAAAATGATCAGCGATTGCGGGACGAGGGGCGTTGCGGTCGGCGGCGGCGTCGAGGACCAGGAGTAAAGCAGGGTTTGCGTCATCAGCGCCCGGTTGAGGTATTGCTCAGCCCATTGGCGGGCAACGGTGAGCTGCATGCCCAACAGATCGTCATCGTAAGTCTGATCAATGCGGCAATGCCGCCGGACCACCGCGATGTCGAGCGGTTCGGCGTCCGGCGGCGTCACAGTGCGGAGCGACGTATAGGCCGCGGCCACGGCTTACTTCGTCACCCGCGCGGGCACGGCGCGTTGATTGGTCGGCGCCTCCCCCGTCGGATTGGGCGGGGCAGGACCGATGCCGGCAATGGCGACAGCGTGGCGCTGCGCCACGATTTGCTGCGCCGCGCCGAGCGGGAACGCTGCCACGTCGCCGGTGCGGTAGGGCGGGTGACTGCGCGTGAAACGAAGCTGCACCATCGGGTGCATCGGTTCGTCTGACATGGGGCCTCCTTATGCCGGGTTGGCGAGCGGCGGCGGGGCTTGCGCGCCGGTGAGGGTGGCGGGGCGGATCGCGGGCGCCTGCGACCAGGTTGGATTGAGCGCCTGCGTGGTCCACGGCCGGCCAGGCAGACCGGCAAGACCGGTAAAGGTCCAGTCCACCGTGATGAGGATCGCCAGCGATTGCAGGTGCCGCATATTGAAGTCGTGCTCGGCGATGACGCGGAACAGCGACTGATCGCGCTGGAAGGTGGATACGACCGCGGTCCCATCGTTGTATGCCGCCACGTCGGAAGCGTCGACAATGACATTATACGTGTCCGCAATGACCACATCCTCAAACGCGGCCAGGTATATCTCGGAACCGAAACCCAGACCGAGATTGGTGGGAATCTGGGTGGTGAGTTTATACGGGATGCCCTCGAGCATGCCGCGCGCCATCTCGTCCTTGTAGTAGAAGCCGCCGACGTTATCGCGCTGCACGGCGATGAACCGCGCGGTGGTCGGCGCCATGATCCACACCGGTTTGATCATGCGCGAGAGGCCGTTTTGTAGCGTCAACATCGCGGCGGACAAGGCGGCCACCACGGCGTTGAGGCCAGCACCGGGTATCGTGATGTCATCGATCGCCAAAACGTTGATGATGTTGGGCGCAAGGCAGAGGGTGCGGAACCCAATCGGCCCCTTGTCGGTGCCATCACCACGCAGGAAGGCCAAGTCCTCGCGGCGTGCCACGGTCTGAATCAGATCGTCGCGGACAACTTCCTCGACGCCGATCGGCGCGCGGCGGATGAGGTCATTTGATACCGGCACCATGGCGGTCAACTTTTTCGCAACGAAGTTGACATCATCGAACCGCTCTTGGCTAATCGCGATATCGTCCAGCTCGCCTTGATACGCGGCGGTCGAGCCGCCGGCCAGGCGGGGGATCGTCAAGTTGCCCATCGGCATGCCGATTGTCATCGGCATTGATCCGCGGACCACGGTGTTAGCGCGTAGCAGCTCGATGAGGTCGGCGAGAAAATCCTGGGGGATCAGGGCGCCGCCTTCGCCGGTGACGATGGTGTTAAGCGCCTTGGCCACCGATACGTCGCCGAACCGTGTTTCCACGAATTCGGCGGCCTTTTCCAGCGACAGCTTGTGGAACCGGGCATACATCAGGCCAAAGGCGAACGTTGCGGCACGGATACCAGGCTTGTTGTTGACAACAGCCCTTGCCGTCGCCGGTGTGGTGTCAGTGCGGAACCGAAACCCGCCGGTGTTGCGCGGGCGGATGCCGTTACCGGTCAGACCGGCCTCCCCGTCGCCGTCGCCGTCGCCATCCCCGTCGCCGTTGCCATTGGACGCGGCGGCGTCCGCGGCGAGCGCAGCCTCTAGGCGCTGAATGCGGCCGTCGAGCTTGGCCAGTTCGGTGCGGAGCTTTTCGAACTCGTTAGATTGGTCCTCGGACAAGCCCTCGCCGTCCGGGTCCTCCTCTTGCTTAATCAGCTTTTCCATTTCGGCCAGCATGAGGGCGCGGCGGCGGCGCAGTTCGTGCAACCTTTCACGATTTGGCATGATGCTCTCCTGTTGTTTCCGGCACCTTGCCGGGTCGTTCTTAGCCGAGCCTTGCCAGGGCGAAGATGCGGCGGCGGCGTGCCCTCGAGGCGGCCAGGGCGGCCTCGTTGGCGGCGGCGGGGGTCAGATCGGGGTCGAGGGGCGCGGCAGGATCAGGACCGTCCCCAGCGGTCTCCGGTGGCGCCTCGATCAGGGCCTCGGGGTTGGCGGGCACGGTGACAATCGAGAATTCCACCAGCTCTTGCCGGTAAAAGTCGACGCCGGGAAACCAATCGTCCGCGCCGCGGTCCTTGTCCGAGGTATAGGCCCATTCCAGCGGTCGGAAGCCGACCGAGGTGGCGGCCAGCCAGCCGTCCTTGGCCATGCGATAGACCGCCTCGGCGACAGGTCCAGCGAGCGGCATATCCGAGGGCAGGAACCGCACGGTGGCCATCAGTTTGCCGTCCACCAGGTCGACATCGTTCGCCTTGCCGACAGGGAACGCCTCATAATTGTGCGCCCAGAGCACAACGGGATTGCGGCGGAACCATTCGAGGTCCCAGCCTTTCGGGTCGATAATGTCGCGCTCGCGGTCGACCATGCCGGACGAGATGACGAAGCGCAGCGCGCGGGCATCGTCGGGCACCGTCATGGCGGGGCTTTCCATGATTTTGTAAACGCCAACCCCCGCGACAGCAGCGGCAGGCTTCTTGCTGCGGCGGTGCAGGAACTTGAATTGAGCGGCGCTGACAAACTTAGTCATCGTCCTTTGACCCGTCGCCATCGTCGCCATTGCCATCACCGTCGCCGTTGCCGCCGCCAGGTATCTGCTGCGGGATGTTGCCGGGCTTGGTCGGATCGGCGGTGTTGAGCGGCACGCGATATTCGTCGCCGCCCTCGACCGGGTTCATATTCTCGCGCTGGCGCACTTCGTTGCGGGAAAGAAAACCGTTCAACAGGCCGATCTGATACGACTCAAAACGGGTTTTTTGGTCGCCGCGCAGCATCGACTCGAAGCTGTGCGAAACCTGATACGTGTCGCGCTCATCATCAAACAGCAATTGCGCGTGCGCGGCGTCGCGGATGCGCTTGGCGATCGGTTGCAGCGCGTCATCGATGTATTGCTGTTGCTGCTGTTCAATGTTGGAGAATGTCGCGCGGGTCAGCTCGCCAATCTTGTGCGGCGGCACCTTGAACAGGCGGCAGATTTCGAGCGTTTGGAATTGTCGGGTGGCCAGGAATTGCGCGTCCTCATTGGTCATCCCGACCTTTTCGAACTTTGCGCCTTCCTCCAAGATCGCCACCTTGTGCGCGTTCTGCACGCCGCTGTGGGTATCTTTCCACGATGCGGCCATGCGGTCGCCGGCTTCCTTACTCAGTTTGCCAGGGTGATTGATGGTGCCACCGATCTGCCCGCCTTGGCGGAACAGCACGGCGCCATGCTGTTGCGTGGCCAGTGCCAGGCCGATGACATCTTGCGCAATGGCGATCGGCGACACGCCGAGGTAGCTGTCCAGTGAGATATTTTTCAGGTGCAACATATCGTCCGGCGGCACCATGATGCCGTAGCCGATATGGCGCGAATTGCAACGATACCACAAGGTGCCGTCATCGGTCAGCCGCACGGTCACGCGATCGGGCGCGATCGGCACCAGCTCGACGGGGCGGCCGTCCATGTCGCGCTCGATCACCGCGAAGGAATTGCCGCGGAAGCACAGGGACGAAACGATATAGGACCAGAACTCGAACGGGGTTTGCCAGCGGTTGGGATTGGCGAACAACTCGTTGAGCGGATGATCCGTGTCGATTTTCCAGCCGTTGCCGTTGGCCAGGCGCTTGCGCACGATGATGTCGAGGCCAGCAATATCGTCGCTGATGCACTTCACGCAGCCGTAGACGGCGGCGGCCTGCAAGGCGGTCAATGGCGTTACCGGAACGCCGGTATTGGACGCGTAGCCGCCGAGCGCGGCGTATAGCAGCGGTTGCGGGAACGCCAGCGCGTTGACCTGCGAGACAAGCGAGTCGGTTTTGGTCACCGCGGCACCGGCCGAGGTGGTCAAGTGTGGTTCGCGCGGCGTGCCCAGGAATTCGCCCCAGCTATGATGCGACATTGTTCCTCCAGGTGGCGCGCGAGCAACCTGCCCGCGCGCCGTCCCTGATCAGGTTACCGTTTCGGCTCGGGCTTGCCGAAGTTCGCATCGACTTCGAATACAAACGCAAATGCAACGCTTGCATCGCTGTCGCGACATGCGTGGCTCATCGGGTCGGCGTCGACACAGACCCAATGACCGCCAACGGTGCCAGGCCGGCCAGGTGCGGGGATAGTCGGGTCCACTTCCGGCAGGTTCGACTCGCCCTGCAGCCAGGCGAGCGCGCGTTTGCGGGACTTGTTTGCCATTACGACGCACAGGCAGCCAGGCTCGTGCGGTGCACCGGTCGGCAGTTCCTCACCTTCCGGCAGTGGCACGGTTCCGACAACGGGCAGTCGGGGCCGTTCGATCGGATGACCCGGACGGCCAGGCAGCACCGGGCCTTGATCGGGAATGCCCGGCAAACCGGGGATTTCATCGATTCCATAGTCCGGATCGACCGGACGGCCAGGCCACGGCAGACCGTGCCCAGGGCGGCCAGGATATCCGGGCCACGGCAGTCCCTGACCGGGGCGTTCAGGTCGACCGGGCAAGCCCTGGCCAGGTTCCCCCGGTTCGCCTGGCAGGCCACCGCCGGGTTCGCCTTCATCGATTCCGTAGTCCGGGTCGACAGGCCGTCCCCTTCGGTCGACCAGTCGCAGCCAGCCTCTAACAAATGGCATATTCGCTCCTGTTGGTTTGTGTTGCAGTCACGGCCACGCGTCATCCTGCGATCAGGAAGCCGCGCGTTTCATAGACCGACGATTCATCGGTCGAGGTCATGCAGCGCG